GTAGATATCATGGCCTGTCATATTTGCGACAGAAGCAAACTGCGAATCTAGAATAGATACTAGACCAGCAAATACCATAAACATGAAGAATATAGATGCACCAGCTGGTAGGAACTCTGCGATAACAAGTGCATTAGTCACACCTACGTTATCAATCTTCATACCAGAACCAGCCGCAACAAATCCTAACAGACCCATCATAATCGGAACTACGATGAACACAAACGATGCAAGTACAAAAGAAGGAATGATTGATTTTTCCTTAATTGCAAACGCACGTTGATAGAATGAGTTATCACCCCAAGGACCACCCATATGACCAAGAAATGCAGCTGCACCAAAACCAGTGAACACACCCCATGCAAATGGTGTACCGAAAATGTCTGCACCCAATCCTGATTTACCACCAAGACCAGCAACGACAACATCCCAACCACCAGCGTTTAAGATAACCCAAGGAACTAGGATGATAGCACCTGTCCAGACTACAACCATCTTAATCATCTCTGTCATTACAGTTGCTTTAAGGCCTGTCCTAAATGAATACAGGATTGCAATCAGAACCATGAGTAGTGATACAATTCCAGCGTCTAGTCCTGTAAGTACTTCTACAGTTTTAGAGCCCGCAATCAGATTGATAGCAAAAGCACAAATAGAGAGGAACATCATCTCTACGACAAATAGCGCCTGTACCCTACCAGAGAACTTCTCTTTCAGATAACCAGAGAATGTGAATCCATCTGGCGCCCATTGTCGTATCTTCTTCGCAAAATACGCAAATGCACCCAAGGTCAAGAAATTACCTAGACAGAACCAGAACAGTCCGACTAGACCATTGACGTATGCCTGTTGTGCAGAGATAAACAATCCAGGCGCCCATAACCATGCGGCTGTAACACTCAAACTCCCTTGAAATGTATTTAACTCTCTACGAGCGACTAAGAATGATTCCTTAGTATCGTTGTACCCCTTAGAGTACCAATAGGTCATAGCAAATGCAAAAATGCCATATACCAACAGCACCATCAAACCAGTGCTTTCTGTAAATAATGTATCCACGATTATCTCCTTTTTCTATAATCAAATTTCAAACGTTTACTATTATCAAGAGGGTTACGCCATTCCCTCCAATTCCAAACTTCTAATTTATATATGTCAGCAAAATGATCTGCTAATCCACGGTTCCACTTATCAAACCAAATGACATCAGAACTCCGTAGTTCTTCTGCCTGATCTTCTTTTTTAGAAGGATTAACCTTCATTAGTATCTGTGCATCTGGTGCAGTATGTTCTACTACCCACTCTAACCTCTCCCGAATCCAATCATAAGAGTTGAAGTGCAAGATACCATAACAGATTGCAACGTCAAAACCATATGCTGTATCATACTGATCTGTATTATTTGGATAGTCTATAATGTCTCCTATCCAATCTGCCCGTTCGTTGACAATATCGACACCTATTAAATTATCAGTAAATTTTTTGTATGCATTAAACCCACACCCCACATCAATGACATGTCTAGCATCCTTAATTTTTTCCAACACATGTTCATCAACTTCTGTTTGATTCCAAGTATTACCAAAAAAATCTTTGATCTCTTCTTCCATTTATATATTCCTCTAATTTATATTCCTTTAATATACCACAGCTGAAATTTAAATACAAGTCACTATATGAAATAAACTCTCTTTTTTTTGTCAAAGATGCTCCATAACCACATGATATCTGTCTACATTTGAATCATTTGTCACACTGTGTAAATGTCTTGTCTGTAATCTATATATGTCGCCTGGGCGATATGGTATTTCACCATTAGGATGTACCTCAAACTTACACCCTTCTGGAAAGTTTATACACAAATTATAGAGATATTTTGGTTTAAGAACATGATGAATATGGGGGTTTATTTTTGCGCCAGGACCAAGCCTACTGACAGAACAATTTTTGTATTGGTGTGTGTTCTTCTGTAAAAAATCATATAGAGTAGGAAAATGTTCTTGTGTGGGAATTGCAAGCCACCTATCCCAAGGCTTATCTGGAGAGTTATATCTTGTATTATCTATACGAACCATACGATCTCTATGTTCACGAATAAGATCATCTGTGGTTTCTTCTTGTCCGTCCATACGCACCCATCCTGAGAAGTTTCTACATTCCTCTAACATCTGTAAATGGTTAGATATAGAATCGTGAAAAATAGCACCAGACTCATTACTACTCGTACCTATTTCATATATCTTCTTCAAATCTTCAGAATTTATGTAAGAAACCATTATCTCTTCTTTTTAGCAAGTTCAGTTGAAATCCAGTTCTGAGCTCTAGTATTAGTTACTTTCTTTTTCAACAAACTACCTACACGTTTCCAGACTTCTTTGAAAATGTCCTCACCGGCATCATTATTATCAACAATAATCATACCCGCTCTAAAAGAGTTACTGAATAGTCCTATATTAGATTGTACATCTTTCCATGATTTTGTCACGATTGATGGTGGTACTGATCGGGAACGTACTGCATTGCGTTGAAGTGCAGTATCAAGAGAAGTGTTGACAAATATCATATACGTATCATAACCTAATTCTTCTAGTTGTCTCTTTTGATATAATATCTTTTCTGATTCTCTACCCGTACCATCAATGATAATTCCAAGTCTACCCTCAATATAATTAGCTTGTCTTGATGCTGTTACTCGTTTTGCTGTATCACGAATCTTATCTCTAGGTTCTTCTTCACTCTTGGGCATCTTCAATGATAATCCAGCATCTTTAAGATACTTCTCAAAGACATCATCTGAATTAACTACCTTGAGTCCAGAACCCCCAGTGGTACGCCGAACAACGAAAGACTTACCGCTGCCCGGCCCACCAGCTAGGAATATTGCTTTAAAAATATTAGGGTCATATACCCCCTCATCCAAATGAGTTCGCATGTCGTGGAATTTTTTCATTTGTTTTCATAAGTCCTTTTCTGTATCCTGATGTCTCCAAAATATTTATGTCTTCTTGTGAAAGGGGTTTTAGCTGTTGTGGGTTACGATCTTGTTGTTGGAATTTCATAGATTTGATTCTATTTTTTGTTTTAGCCATTTTTGCTTCCTTTTTTTCATTAAGTTGAATTTTGGATTTTGATCTAGGAATTTTAGGACTCTCCTTTCTATACTAATGGAAACTCAATATTCTATATTGAGTGGTTTAAGTTGACGAAATTTACCATACGTGTCTGGTACGGGAAAAAGTTCTGGACTGCCTGGTAATTCTTCTTCAACACAATCTTTAACGCAAGACATTTGCATTGTATGTTTACCAGAACCAGTATCAAACATATGCTTAATGTTGCGAACTAACATTGGCCCTTTAAAAAATTTATCCAACTGTTCATCCCCTTTATTACGAGAATTATAAGGAATATTAACTTCTACAATATTACCAGCATTTATCATAGTATGGCCATCCACAAACATCGACACCGAAACAGCATCAAAGTTATGTATCATAGTAGTTCTTTTAGTTATCCAAGAATCAGGATTATATGCAGAGAATATGTGGCCAGTTTTATGATCATAATAATGTGAGTCAGTTCTCTTATCTCTATCTGCAAGAGATACAGGCAAGTAGAAACTCTTTTGTGAAACATCAGATGCTGTACTTTTAAATTTATTGACTGCCACTTTACTATATAATGGATTTTGCTTTTTACCAAAAAAAGAATTTATATGCTTCTCATCTTCAAAAGAATTTAGATAGTTATATGATGTTTCTGTAAATGTCTTGTTGTGAATATCATGTGTAATCAGACTAGAACCATATGCACCATTTTTACTATCTATTGTCTGATCATATGCAAGATTTACAGTATAATCCCTCATCTGTGAGTATTCAATAAGAGCATCAATACCGCCTTTTTTGTTGCGATTTAATCCAGCAGCTGTAGAAGTCGTATAATTCCCTCTCATTATATCCCCATGAGATTCTATATCATATAAACTTTCTAATGCTCTGAAATGAAATCCTCTCATATTTTCAAAAAACATATAAGTGGGATTTTTGTACATCTTAGACACGGCTTGTGGTTGAATCATATTAATAAAATTGAAAGGAGACATATCAGGAGCAATAATACTCTTAATACCAACACAAGGATCAACATAAAAATCTTTGGTAGATTCTAAATCATTTCTCAAGACTGTCTTAATCATATCAGCGATTGTGCCTTTTAATGTCCTCTTAACACTTTTTCTTTGATTAGTGATACACTCTAAAGATTGAAACTCAAACACATGCATCCTGTTATTATCATTTATATCCTTTGTACCTATCATAGTATCCAAAAAGAACAATGCTTCAATGATGTCTTCGTTATCATCAAGGCCAGGTGTTCTTATTTTGAGTTGTAGTATCTCATTACCAATCAAAGGAAGTAAGTTTTGAAAGTTTCCTTGGTCAAAAAATGCAATTGTTCCTTGTAGGTGAGGATTTTCAATATCTTCTATGATTTCTAATTCTGCAACCTGTAAGGTTACATCTACAGGAGTCCCATCAACTCCTATGATTAAAGTTTCATCTAACTTAAAATCACCTGTACGACCAATACTTTCAAAGTCCGACATTAAAAACTACTCTCTTGCATAAGTTCTCTAAATTCTTTTACAAATTGTTGAATATGTGCTGGATCGATAAGTCTTATTTTTCTATTATTGTCCTCTACCGACTCTTCATATTCAAAGTTAGTTACTATTGATGCAGTAGGATAGTCTGTATTATCTATACCTATGTCAATCTTTTTTGTAGTATCACCAGAAGTTGCAGTTATTTCATAATGATGTACAGCATTAGGATTATCATACTTTTCTGAAATAAACGCATTAAATTGTGGTGTGGTTTTGGGCCATTGGTGAAATCTATCAGTAATATCATTAAGCAATAGAATGATCCAATGTAAGTTGGAATCATTATACATTTTATATGCAATACTTTCTGGACTATCCCCCTCTTTGATATCATATGTATCAAAAAGAGAAGCATTTGTTTTTATTTGGGCCCGAACGGCAACACGGCGCAACAAGTTAGTAACCACTTTATGATTACCGTCACCTTTTCCATCGTAATATATTTTAGGGAATGTTGAAAAATACATAATTAGAATCCCTCGTCTACACGTTCTCTTGTAATTTTTTCTATCTCATTAAAATTCAAAGTTATTGCTGTTTTCATGGGAGGTGGACCAACCTTACCATCTTTGTTTTCTAAAGGTTCGAATGTTGCATATTTATCTCCACCATATTCAACATCCAAGTTAGTAAGATAACACGTTGAGATTTTGTTTATCCAAGGATTCTCAGAAGAGTGCCACATATATTGAATATCGAAAGTATCTGGTATTCTCATGACTCTTCCTTGTTGAGATGAAACACCACCAAATGAACCAGTTTCATATTCTGGCAACATGTGTCTTTTAAATGCATGTACAATTTTTTCTACCATTTCAGATTCTTGCTCACTCTTTGGAAGAAAATTAAATGTAAAACTAAATTGCCTCCGTCCAACGTCTGTAAACATCAATTCAAATTTGTTAGATAAAATTCTACCAGAACTTATTTGTACAGCAGTTTGCAGGCCCTGTGTGACTGTAGCATCTGCTGCTTGCATTGCTTTCTCTATACCCACAATACCAGCAGCCTGCCCAATTGATGATCCTATTTTTTTCATCGAGGTCATAGAAGGCATCTTACCAGATGCAAATGCTTCGATGCCTGCATTGACAACTTCAACACCAGTTTGTGTTATTGCACCAATTTCATCGTCTTTATACTGAGCTCCATAATTAACCTTGACAGATGGTGGCATATATAAAGATATTGCCTTTTCTAAACGATACGTAGGTGGTCTTTTTATAACAATACCATTACCAGCACTTCTAAGTCTTTCTTGATTTGCCTTTCCGGCGCCTGGCGCACCCACCTGTTCTTGATTTTCTATCCCTGCTTTACCGCCCGTTTTACCACCTTTTGCTATCTTTGGTTGTGTGGTAGAATTTACCATGAACATTATATAATGTCCTTGTTGTTGATCATCTTCCACATTTAATGGATATGATAAATTCATAGTGCCGCTGGCATTGTTCAGGGGAACAAATGCTGAATTATCTGCGCCGCGGCCAACAGACATGCCAGGAATATTTCCCATCACCCGTTTAAGCCCAGAGTTTACAACTCTAGTTGATTGTCTTGCAACCGCACCAGCAACTTGATTTTTAATAGCATTACTTATTGGCATGTATAAATATCCTTACTATGAAACTATTTAGGTATTCTTGTCTTGGCATATAGTGGTAAATACTCACCAATTAACCCTAAAAAATATAAAGGTGATCCCCATCGTATAACATATCGTTCTCTTTGGGAACGAAAATTTATGGTGTACTGCGATAATAGCGATTCGATATTAGAGTGGGGCAGTGAAGAGATCATCATACCATATTTATCACCAGTGGATGGCAGAATCCATAGATATTTTCCAGATTTTTACATTAAAGTACAAAAACATGATGGGTCTACAGAGAAGTCTATTGTAGAAATCAAACCGAAAGTTCAATGTTCTCCACCCAAAGTACCATCTAGGAAAACCAGAAGTTTCTACAATGCAATAAAAACATGGGCTGTAAATGAAGCAAAATGGAAATATGCAACAGAATTTTGTGACATCAATGGAATTGAGTTTAAGATACTTAACGAGGATCATCTGGGTATAACGTATAAATAGTCATATGGCACAGTCAAAATTTATACAGAGCGTCCTAGATGCAGCCAAGGGTAGACCAAAATCTACTGATTGGTACAAAGACAAAATCAAAGAGTTTGGTCAGCCCGGCGCAATGGATTTAATTCGTGACGGTAAAAGAAGTAATCGCCCATTTTATGGTAGATTGAATATGTTCTTTTATGACCCAAAGTTTAAGAAAACACTACCGTACTATGATTCGTTTCCTTTAGTGCTTCCAATAGAAAACTATCCAGATGGGTTTTTAGGAATCAATATGCATTACCTACCCATACCCCTACGGATTAAACTATTAGACCGATTGGTGGACTATAGTAACAATACTGCATTTGACGAAAGCACAAAGATAGTTGCAGATTACAGTTCATTAAAGAAGATCAACTTAATTAAACCTACACTACATAGATATCTTGCTGGACAAACAAAATCACAATTTCGTAGAATAGATGCAAATGAATTTATGGTTGCAACTCTACTTCCTGTACAGAGATTTAAGAAGGCGGGCTCCTCTGAGGTGTGGAAAGATTCAAGGAGTATGCTCTAATGGCAGTTATCCCTAAGTTTTTAGAAGGCGCCGCATTTGGTGTGTTGAATGATATTCTTTCACAATTTCGTTCAGCTGAAGGTGGTTATGCAAATCCAAATAGATACGAAGTTGTCTTACACCCACCATCACCTTCACGTGGAGGTTCAGAAAGTCAAAACCAATCAAGAGATCAAGTACAAGGAGTTTCTGCAAGAGAAGTATCTACTATATCTATGAGGTGTTCTTCAATTACTCTTCCTGGCCGAACATTGTCAACTGATGATGATACAAATATCAATGGCCCAAGGAGACAAGTTGCGTCAGGTGTTCAGTTTTCTGATACTGTAGAAATGGCATTTCAAAGTTCTTCAGATGCACAAGAAAGAGTGATGTTTGAAAAGTGGCAATATGCAGCATTTAACCCACAAACTTTTAATATGGGATACTATAATAACTATACTGGCCGTGTAGATATATATTTGTTGAATAAGGAAATGACACGAACATATGGAATAAAATTACTAGAAGCATTTCCATCTATCCTTGGTGATGTATCACTAGATTATGGTGCTAGTAATACTATTATCAATTGGGGAGTTTCAATGAATTTTAGATATTGGGAATCTCTTGATATTAACCAACAGGCTCCTAGTATGGTAGATCGAATTGGACAGACAATTACAAATGTTGTGGAGAGAAATATTCAGAGGGCGATCCCTTCTGTCTTAAACCGTTTATAATTATTAAAGGATGAAAAATTATGGCACTACCTAAAATTAAAACAACCAACTATGAATTGGATTTACCTTCTTCTGGAGAAAAAATTAAATTTAGGCCTTGGCTAATCAAAGAACAAAAAGTTCTTATGATGGCACAAGAGGCCGGTGATGAAAAAGAACTAGAAAGAGCATTTGCAAATATTGTATCTGAATGTACTTTTGGTGAAATTGATCCTTACAAAAATCCAATGTTTGATATTGAATATGTGTTTCTACAACTAAGAAGTAAAGCAGTAGGTGATAAGATAGACCTGTCCCTTCTTTGTCCAGATGATGAAAAAACACGTGTAAAAGTTCAACTTGATACAAAAGACATTGGTATTCAGATGAAAGAAGAACATACCAATATAATTGAAATCAATGACACTATTAAAATTGTTATGAGATATCCTAACTTAAAAGACATGTCTGGATTTGATGATAAAGGTCAAGTAAAACAAATGTTCAGCATGATAAGCAATTGTGTTCATGAAATTCATGATGGTACAACAATTCATGCTCGTATTGATATGTCAGATAGTGAGTTAGAAGAATTTATAGACAGTATGTCACAGGATGACTTTGAAAAAATGACTAATTTTTTTGAAACTATGCCTAAATTGCAACACGTTATTGAAGTTACCAACCCTAAAACTAAGAAAACTAGTGAAGTTGTTCTTGAAGGCGTGCAAAGTTTTTTCGAATAGGCCTTTCCCATGATTCTCTGTTTAATTACTATAAAACAAATTTTGCTTTAAAACAGCATCATCATTGGAGTATAACAGAGTTAGAGGAAATGTTGCCATGGGAAAGGGAAATTTACGTAGGATTATTGATGGAACATATTAAAGAGGAAAATGAAAGAATGAGGAAGGAAAATGGATAAATAGTCTAAAGTAGGAGAAATCATATGGCAGCTCAAAAAACACTAGAGCCGGGATCGCAGTATGAAAAGTATGATTTAGATGGTGATGGTATTGTCACTGATGAGGAATTTGAAATGGATCAGAAGTTAGTAAGACTTGAGAATGAAGATAAGAAAGAAGATGCACAACGACAAATGGCATGGTTTGCCTTGTTTGGTATGTTGTTGTATCCATTTGCAGTAGTATTGTCTCATGGTATTGGATTGACAGAAGCAGCAAAAACTTTAGGTTCTATGGCTCCAACATACTTTGTATCAGTTGCAGCCATTGTTGCTGCGTTCTATGGTAAGAGTGCATATGAAAAGAAAGCAAGTAGTGCAAAATAAGGATAACTTATGGCAGATAAACAAGATATAGAAAAATTTTCGAATAGTGTTTCGTCTTTTAAAGATACTATAGAAAAATATCGTTCTGATACTGGAAGTATGGGGGACTTTGGTAAGAGTGTCAATGAATTTGAAAAGAGTGTTAGGCGTTCTGAAAGATCACGGGCGGCAGCTGCTAAGCGCCAAAGAGATGAAAATGGTAAGTTTATTGCTTCTATAGAATCTGCATCACCAAATGCGAAAACAGAATCCAATATAGAAAAGTCAAGAGAAGGTGTTGATAGGGAAAATAAATCCAATACTCTATTAGAAGCGATGGTTAATGGTATTGCAGATTTGAATAAAAGTTTTTTAGATGGTATGAAACAAAAGGCAAAAAATAGTGCTGGTATTGTTATTGCTCTATTGATATCAGGCATTGTTGCAATTGTAGGTTTCTTTAAACAATTAGCTGCTGAATTTAAATTTCTTACAAAATTTACTGGTGGGGGAATAAAAAAAGTTGTTGGTGTTATTAGTAAAATTGGTAAATTTTTTGCAAATGCATATTGGAAAACTATATCAAAACCTATAGAACTTCTTTTGAAGGCGATAGGTAAGACTGGGCCAGGAGCGTTTTTGTTTGATAAATTAAGAAACTTTGTTACTGGTATTAAAGGTTTCTTTACATCAATAACAAAAAATGCATTTATTGATGATATAGTTAAAAACTTTAAAGGATTTAAAAATTGGTTGGGTAGTGGTATAACAAGAATTGCTAAATTTCTAAAACCAGTGGGTGATTTTTTCAAGTCAATATTTAAAATGGGTAAGGTGTTTGTGGATGGCAGCAAAACAGCTACAGGTTTACTAAGTTTCGCTAAGGGTTTTGGTGCTACATTAGGAAAACTATTTTTACCGCTTACAATTATAATGGGTGTTTGGGATTTGGTGACAGGTTTCATCGATGGATTTTCGAGCACTGAAGGTGATATGTTTAATAAAATAGTAGGTGGACTTACAGGTGGTATATCAAAGGCGGCTAAAACTATTATTGGAATACCATTAGACTTGTTAAAAAGTGCCGTTAAATGGCTTGGCGAAAAAATGGGTTTCGATATGAAATTTTTGGACTCATTTAGTTTCGAAGATATAATTGGTGATATCTTTGATGGTTTCAAAGCTATGATAATTAGTATTAAGGACGATGTTGTCAATGGACTAAAAGGTATATTTAAAGGATTTACTAAACTGTTTAGTGGTGATGTAAAGGGTGGTTTGGGTGATATTGTAGGAAGTATTAAAGATATTTTACTCGCACCAATTAAAGGGTTTATAAAGATGTTAGAAAAAATATTTGATTTTGATATGAAATCTTTAATAACTAGTATTATCCCCAAGAAACTTCGAAGTATGGTTGGTCTTGGTGATGATAAAAAATCACCAGATGCCATTAAAGAAGAAGCAGAAGAGGAAAAGAGAGAAAATGAACGCCGGGAGATGGCAGAAGCAAAAAGAGTAGATGCAGTAAAGGAAAGATTAGAAGCGAGGAAATTCGGCCAAAAAGAAACTTTACTTGAAAGACAAATTACATATAAACAAAGAGATGTAGATAAGGATGATTCAAAGAGATTTATTTTACCAGAATCAAAAGAAGAACAAGATGCAGATCGTAAAAAATTAGAAAGTCTGCAACTACAACTCATAGAACTTAGAGCACAAAGAGAAACTAAACTTGCTGGTGGGGGTGCAGTTGGCGGTGGTGTTGTTGTAAATCAGGACAATAGAGATATGTCATCTGGTAAAAATGCAAAGAATTTGAATGGTAATGTATCTGATAGGCATGGAAGTAAAACAGGCAGCTCAAGAAAATAACCCCCCATGTTTCCATGAGGGGTATCTTCTCTATTCGTTCATTACACAACCTTACAATGAAAAATTTTTATCTGCCCGATAAAATGATATCAGCGCATAACGATAGGTATCATAAAAATTGGCATATGGTGCATGAAAGTTTCTACCATTAT